CGGGGTCGAGTTTCGTATAAAGCGAGACTGTATCAGATAATGAAGAGTAAGAACCCTTTGCAATCTCTAAGAGTGCCGTCTGTTGCTTCTTATACTCCTCCATGCTTGAAGTTACGAGCCTTAGCCTAGCGTTTAGCAAGTTCATCGCATCGGCTGTTTCTATGAATTGCTTAACAAGTGCGCCCGCACCAATAGCGGCAACGGCAATACTTAACCCGCCAAACGATTTAGTCAGTTGTTTCGTGGATTGCTCTGTCTTGTTTGAGGTTTTTGACAGTTTGTCTAGTTCGTCGTTCGCTTTTTTTACATCGCCAGTATTAATTGCAATGCGGAGTGATGCTACATCCATATTTTGCCCCTGTGGGTGTTTAATTATGGATATTATAGCTTTTTAGAGTAAGGAGCTTTTTTGTTTGGGTTTTTGTCTTGTATTTCTTGACAATATGCCAAACTCATATTCTTTAATATCATAACCTCATCGGGCGATAGATGTGCGTTTGTTAATTCGTTGTAGGCTTGTATCTCTTGAAATGAGATTGAAGATATCCCCATCCCGTTTGATGAAACCCAGCCTAAATTATTGAGGTGTACTACAAGATATTCCATCCCTCTAAATTCGGGGAGTGCGGGGGATATTCCTAGTCTTTTATAGCGAACTGCCCACGTATCTTTCGTTTCGTCTTTGTAATTATCATCGGGCGTGGCGTTTAAAAATCCTACCTGTGAAGCATAAAGAGTTAAATTTTCTTTTGCTTCGTTTGGAAGTTTCCCTCAACATCTTTGTAAAATGCTTCTATTGCATTTGCTAAGGGGTGGAAGTTATTGAGAACTTGAACTAAAACTTCACGGCTAAAGGGAACTTTTTTTGACCCATCCATCATTCCGTCCCAGTCAACAACCAATTTTGATAAAAACTCAACGCCTACATCTTCCAGTAGGTAGACTTTTAGGTTTTTTTGTCCGTTCAGCTCTTCAAGATTGCTTTCATCTTGCATAAGAGCAAAAATGCGGGATGACATCTCTCTAAATGCTTGACGCTCTACTCTGGAGCCTTGCATGTAAACTTGTAAGGTTAGTGGTTTTTCTTTTGTGTCAAATGGATTGTTAAAAGTGAGAGTTTTTGGCTCGTTGAATTGAATGAGTGAGTTAATGTTCATAATACCCCTTTTTTTAGGGATATTATAACACAGAGTTAGGCAATTACGTCTGTATGCGCCCCGTTTTGCTCGAGGGTTCCTTTAAACATTACAAAGTCGTCAATCGCATAGCTCTTCATCCAAGCGGAACACTTAACCGGTAGCACTGTGTAGCTTCCGTCTGTTTCTTCGATAATCACTTTGCGCTCTGATTTGTCCGCAAAAATTGCTTTCATTTCTGCTTGACCCGCCGCATCACTTGCATTAAACGGCACCTCAACAGCTACATTCCCATAAGAAACTGACCCCAAAGATTTCTCTGTATCATCGTCCGATAAGTACTTATGCTCCGTCACGGCACGAGTTCCGCCGATGTCGCCGAGTGTTTTAGTCTTGATAAGGCGTTTACCCGCCGCAATTGCCGTGGCACATTCTGCCTTTGTTGTTGTTACTGTAGCCGCTGCTACCAAATAAATATCCAAGCCTGTTGCTTCTACTGTTCCAGCCATTTTTTATCCTTTTGTGTTAATATCAAATAATATTATGCCCTATTTATGAGGTGTAGCTTTTCCAAAAGACCGATACGGAAACTCTAAATCTATCCGCCTCTTCTCCAAGTATTACAAAATCACAAGTTTTGGAGATTGTAACAGCATCTGTCCCATCTGTTAGCTTTAGTGCATTGGTAAAATGTGAGCGAATTAGCCTCGCTCTATCTTCCGCCGCCTTTGAGCCTTTGCCGAGTGGATACATCAAATCCACTTGCATAATCCCCGTCTCTTCTTTGAGGTCGTTCGTGATTGCTAAGTCTTCTATGCCGCCGTACATCATGGACACAATCTGATAAGGCGTACCCGCAACGGGCGTATATGCCGCCGATGGCGCATTTTGGTAGATAGTGCCTATAGTTGGCGTGATAGTTGCTAATGAATTTTCTAAGATTGAACGGATACTCATTTTGATAACTCCCTTACTGCTTTATTTACGAATTTTTGGAATTTTGCTACATTTATCCTCACGAATCCAGCGGGGGCTTGCTTGCTATACCCATATTCAAGCGGTACGATGTGGTCTGAATTGTTAGTAATAGTGATAGTATCGCCCGATTTGTATCCCCCCTCCACTTTAAACGCCTCACGGGATGAAACCTCATCAGCCGACCTTTTTTTTGCTGCTTTCCCAGTTTTAGAATCTTCCACATCGCTAGAAAACTTGTTAAAATCGACATGCCATGAATAACGAGCATTTCCTGTGTCCACGGGCGTGCCTTTAATTACTGCACTAAACAAGCCGATGGCGGTTTTTTTGGCTACTGCTGCTTGATTAACCTTTGCTTTTTGTATAAATTTAGACATATCAAGCGCAAAAGACACACTACACCGCCGCCGACACAAAACATTGATGAAGCACGATAACGCCCTCTAAGCTCTTGACTGGCTGCAAGTTCTTAACCGTAAGCGTGCGATTTGCAAACACGATAGTATCGCCTATAGCAGGCGTAACTGTTGGCATAGCCTTAGCGGCTATTAGTATTTTTGAATCTGATTTTGAGGCTAAGCCCTTATTTATTTCATCGATAGTAATCACATCTTCATAGCAAGTAATATCAATCTCTATAACTGTGCTGTCGGTGTACTCGCCGTTTGCATATGTGCCGTCTGTGACTTGCTTATAGGTGGCACTCTCTCCACCTTTTAATTGGCGGTGTGCGCTGTCATAAGCACGCTTTGATTTTTGGTTCATGTTCTTGCTACTTTTATGGCTGTTGAGCTATCGATGAAAGGGCGCAACGCATCATTAAGTTTTGTAAACACTTGACCGCTTTGCGAATAATCGGCATACTCTGTTTCAAGCACTCCCACTTTTTCACGCTTAATGATTTGACCCTGCGATTCCTGCAAGTCGTTACCTTTGTCGATTTCAATAGCAGCTATGCATTGAGCATTTTTAATGCCCTGTGGCACGATTGTATCGCCACCACGTGGGAATTGTAAAGCTTGCTCCTCATCGGTTTTATAGCCTGCATAGGCACGGCTCTCTAAGTAATCCATAGCGTGAATAAGCAGAACAGATAAACCGCCAACAATTGTAATACCTCTATCGCCTGCATAAGTTGTTAATTCTGCCTCAGTGACATAGCTATTTGTTCCTACTGTTATGGTTGCCATCTTCCCCCCTTTGAGTTTAAAAGCGAAAGCGGGACTATTCCCCGCCCTCTGTTTTAGCCTCTTTGGTCTTTTTAGTCGTTACGACCTCAACGCCTGCCTCTTTGTATGCGTCAATGATTTTTCTATCGCTCGCATAAACTTTAGTTGCGCCTTTTTCGACACCATCGAACAAGTGAGGGGCTATATAAGCCCCCACTGCTCCGTCAATCTCATTATCAGAATAGATAAGCGTCATGACTTATCGCCTATAGGCAGTTCAGAATTACGCCAGCAGAAGAGCGTTTGTCTGTCGCTTTTAGCTCCCAGTTGGTTTTTGTTCCGACCGCTGTAAGAGTTGGATTTGTGCCACTTGCAGACTTCCAAGAATAGCCCTTAACATTGAGAGCAAATGAACCCTCTGTCTGGATGCGGTATTTGATGTTTTCTTTACCGCTAACAAGCTCCGACACAAACTCACGTGCCTCAGATTCAATAACCTTAACCGCCTCTGCTGTAAGACCAAGAACCGCAACACCTGCCGTCATAGCCAAGCCTGCTGAATCAGTTACGAATACTGGACGACCAAGTGAGCCTGTTGCCCCCTCATAGATTGCACCGTATGCGACTTGTGAAGAGCTCGATGCGATTGCAGAGCCTACAAGGTCGTTATATGTTGCGCCATTCATTACAAACGCAACGATAGAGCCTTGCGCATCGCCAAAAGGCTTTAATGCGCTGTTTAGCAACGCTGGAGTAACCGCCGCAACACCTGTCCCAGTTACTAGAGTAGCTTGCGATTCAATACAAGCACGAACCGCCGAGATACCCGCATTAAGAGCGTACGCAACGATACCTTTACCGATTTGCTCTCCGATCGCTGCCGAAAATGCTCCCGCATCAGTGCCGTATCTCTTAGCGTCAACTGCGTTAAACTCAACCGCACCAGATCCCCAGTAGATTTTGATTGTGTTTTCATCACGACTAGAAACTGCTTTTACCGTTGCATCAGTTGAAGCTGAAATATCACGGCGAGCGATTAAGTTTGCAATCTCACTAAGCATTGAAGCTTGAAGCATATCCCCACTGATTAGCTCAGACCCGAGGGTAATTGCACCTGCTGTCCCTGTTTGGAACATTTCCACATTTTGCATAATCGTTTCTGTTGCTGTCGCATGAACGATAACATTATCAATTTTTAACGCCATAAGTTAGTCCTTGTTTTAATTTGGAAGCTTTAAATAAGCCTCTTGTCCGTGCGCCTCAATAAATTTAGCCTTTTCGCTGTGATTCATTGAGCCACGGTTTGGAGTGGAAGTGTGATTTCCGCCCCCGCCTGCTGCCCCGCCACCCGTGTTGGTTGGAGCTATGATAACATTTTTGCCATCCCCATCTTTCCACTCTGAAA